ACGATAAGAAGCGAGAATATATTCTCGTGCTTAGTGATTATATGTATAAAGATGTCTTTGTACTAGACAAAGAAATTAACGCATTTGACTGCTGGGTAGAATTAAGCAAGATTTAGGACATATACTGTGCAGTATAGTTCTCATTACCCGCCGGAGACGGTGTAGCTGGCTTTGAGGGTATCTTAGTGTTCTTCTTAGCTAGCGAACGCTCAGATTTTTTAAGACTATCGCCCTGCTGGGTCATCGTTTGCTGCTGCTCTTCATTTTCCTCAGCTTCGACAGGATCAATTTGAACCTTGTTATCGTACTTAACTGAGTCAGGTACTGGAGCACTTCCAAAATCAGCTCCATGACCACCATCGTCAGCAACTAGTATACCCATGGGAACAGTTACTGAATTCTGATTATCGTATAGGCCGTTAGTAAGCTCAATAGCTACTGTAGCGATGAAAGAATCTCCTCTGTTGTCCTCATTACCTGGCGCGGAGCTAGGGTACTTGGTTTTAATATTAATTACCTTTTTATTAAGGTCTGTATCCTTGAACATCTTTTCAATATGGTCCTGGACTGCTTTGGGTAATTTTGCAAAGCCTTCATGAGACTTGTAACCGTCTACTAACTGAACTCTATCACCAGTCAGGATACCACCGTTAGTCATTCTCTCTATAGTTGCTTCGATAAGATTTAGAAATTTGTTCGCCATATTATTATTTATGGTTTCGAGTTAATAATTCCATAGCTTAAATAATATATACAATGGCCGAGATTAACTTAAACATACTAACACAAGCTCAACCACAGAAAGCGAATAAAGTTATTTATAATGACCTTAGACTAGATTTAGTTTTAGGTTTTACAAATAACAACCCGCTTGATAAAGCTAAAGAAGTTAGAGACATTCTAGATGATGTAAATGTCGAGGCAATACAAAACTCATTTATTAATCTTATAACAACATCACCTGGCGAGAAGCCACTCAACCCCACATTTGGTATCAATTTCGGTGACCTTCTTTTTTTACCGGTAACAGAAGAACGAGCTGATGCTATTGGTACAGGTATTATTGATAATGTAGCGGCAAATGAGCCACGGGTGAACATTATTAACCTGACAATAACACCAGATATTGAGAATCATAGTTACATATGCAACTTCACATACAGTATTCCTAGATTTAAAGGCGCTAAATTTAATCTAACCGGTAATTTGTCTCGTTCCGGGTTTTCCGTTTAATTAATGTTTTTTATTCATAAATAAATATATGGCGGATAATACTGACTTTACTTTACCGAAGAACGCGTATGCGACTTTCGATGCTCTAACTTTAAAGGGTTTAATTAAGGACCGTTTAAGAGAAGGTGGTACCTTTACTGACCAAGATTTTGAAGGTAGTAACCTATCTGCTATTATTGATATCATCGCCCTGTCGTATCACCTTTCACTATTCTATCTTAACCAGACCTCTGCTGAATCTTTATTCAACGAAGCCACTGTTTTTGAGAATATTAACAGGATTACTAAGCTTATAGGGTACAAGCCTACCGGTTACAAAACAGGAGTACTGTCCTTTGAAGCAGAAGCTAGCAGTAGGTTACCGGTAAACATATATACCATAAAGAGGTACTCGTATTTTACAGTCGATGGCACTGACTTCTCATTTATCAGTGATGCAACATTTAGTAAGACTAATATCGCAGATGAGAACCTATCTACACTGTCTGACAATACCCTACTGTATCAAGGGAAGTATGTAGAGCACCCGGTCATTAGGGCTATTGGCGAAGAGTTTGAAACTGTAACGTTATTAGTTAGAGATAATATTAACCAGACGCCGATTGATATCGAGGCTGACTCCATTGACGTATATGTTCAGAGTGCTAATACCAACAAATACAATGAATTCAATGAGATTGATTCTCTCTTTAATGCTACTAATACGAGTTATGTGTTCGAGAAGCGTTTAAACGAGAATGGGTTTTATGAAATAAAATTCGGTAACGGTGTGAATGGTGTCCAGCTCGGTACCGCAGATAAGATCTTTATATATTACTTAAAGAGTGATGGTACCGCTGGTAGAGTTTCTGCTGGTAAGCTAGACGGTAATAATATTAATGTATTTACATCGACACAATTTGAAGCAATATCGCCCGATATATACGAGACTAATGTGCAGGTATTAACACCTAATCTTGCTTCAGCAATAGCATTTACAAATTCTGTTGCCTCAACTAGCCCCGGTGAGATTGAAACAGTTGATCAAATTAAAGAAAATGCCCCTAGAACCTTCTTTGCGCAGAACAGGATTGTAACAAATGATGATTTTCAAGCGTTTATTGAAAAGCGTTATAGTAATATCGTCACTAGTACCACTCTTGTGAGTAATGAGGCATACGTCGATAATGTTATAAAGTATTATTATGATCTAGGTTTAGATAGACCTAACCAAGATTCAAGGTTCTTGTTTAATCAGGTAAAATTCGCTACTACCAATCAGGCTAACCAGGTATACGCTTTCATGGTACCGAAGATAAAGATAGCAGATAGTGATAATAATTTATTTTACTTAACACAGGCGCAGAAATCAGAAATTATTAATACTGCTCGGGTACAGAAGATTATTAACTCCGAAATACAACCAATGGATCCGGTATATGTCGGAGTTACAGTTGGGTTGCAAGATACATTTAATGACAAGCCATCTGTTGATGATATTGAGTACACTGAACTAGTCATACAACGTAAACAGAATAATAGAATTAGTGCGGCACGTATTATAGAAGAAGCTAATAACGTTTTCGAGGAAGCGTTCGACCCGGCAAATCTAGAACTCGGTGGTATAATTAACATTACAGCTATCACTACTAAAATTCTAGCGATTGAAGGCGTCGCAGGGATAAGAACTGTTAAACGTAATGCTGATACTGGTGAAGTAGTTAGAAGTGTACCGTTCTTGAACATATATAACTTCAACGCTGCGTATCCCGATGTCGATATTGAAAGCACTGGATCGAACGTATCATTGCCGTACTTCAAATTTCCGTTCTTATATAGTAGTGATTTGAAGAGTAGAATTAACGTAGAAATTATTGATTAATTATGCCTATAACATCACCAGAATCTCAGATTTATAATTTTGATAGAGATTATAGTACCCTACCACCTATAAACCTACCCGTACGAGTCATCGACCCGTCTACGAGAGAGAGTAAATGGGGAGGTTTATCCGCTATTCCAGGATTTGCAAATGAGCAGTATGTGTTTAGAATCTTTCCTGATTTTTCCGGTACAGATCTTAACGGAATATCTGCTTCAACTCTAGCTGATAGTTATCGGTATTTTATAGACTTAGGTGATGGCACAATATCAACAGACCTCACTGCATCCCACTATTATAAATACCCGGGTGAATATAAAGTTACATTAGTAGCAGTAGATAGTGCATCGAACTTCTATAGCGTTGAGACGCGACCTACTTTCAACATAAGTAACGTTATACCTGATAGATTATTTCTAACATATAAAGAAGGCAGTAGCGCATTGAACTCGACTCTTGAAAATCCAATTATACTGACTAGGTTTAATTCATATCAAAGCTGGCCATCTGTCTCTGCCGATGATGGGTATACTATTAATTTGAGTGTATCGGGTAATAGAAGTAAGACTTTAACAAACGCAGAATATTACAGTGATATAAATGCTCACTTAAAACTGTTTAACAGTTTTGTGCAGATTGAAGATAATGCCGGGGTGCTGATAACAGAATCAGTAAAGACTGGTAATGAGTTTATATATGGTAAGCTAAATACAGTTACCTCTGACCCACCTTACTTTTTATATAATAAACCAGAAGCAGGTACAGTATTTTTAGGTACATCAGGTAGTACTTCCTTTTATTACTACGAAGATTAAAATTATACATAAATAATCTTATGGGTGAACATAATGTTATACTATTTGCTGCTTTTGAGCCGCGCGTTTTTCTTACCCGGAAAGTGTCGGTATAGGGGCTGACCCAGATTTACCAGCAATTAATGCTGGGCCTGCTACCATTTCCTATTCTATATCAGCAAGACCTGAAACATTAGAAGATAAGACTTTAAGTATCACTACTAACGGCATTACGGGTTTCATAACCTCCATATCATCATTTAATATACCTAAAATTAATTTTGTTAATCAAGATATATATTTTACTGCTAAAATGGTTGATCTTAGCGGCGCGCCTTTAAAGAGGTACCCTGTGTTGGAAAGCTCAGTCGAGCTACTAAAGACCCAGACACCAGGCCCGGTGGATGAGCTAGTACAAGTTCAAAATACTATAGAGGATTTTATAATAGTTGAGGAAGGCGGTCTAGATGTATTCTTAGTAAGAAGTGACGGTACGGTTGTCTTAGATGGGGAATCAACATACCGTACTAATTACGGAGATCTTACCGCTAGTCCTGGTGGTGGTTACCTCAAGGGTATTATACAGACATCTGTCGCCGATACAGATCTGAGACTTCAGGTGAACTACACCAGTGGTGGTGTGACAGTTTCAGGTGTATCTACACCATTTGATGTATATCCGGCGGAGCCGATATACGATATCAGGAAGATTGGAGAAGATAATAATCAGGCACAGAATTATAAGGACCTAGCTACTCAACCCGTACTGCAACGCGAGCCGATCTTTATGGAACAACTACTGGGTCAAATCGTCGGCGATAATAATAACTACCCCGAGACACTAGGGATTAAACTTCACGAGAAAGTTAGTAATTACGTCGCTAACATTAATGATCCGGATTATGCAAACGTAGATTCGCTGAACTCTCTCATTCGTCAGCTATCAATGACTATGGATGAGTATAACCAGCAATTTCCACCTAGCTTATCGCGGCTAATTGATATACTATCTGTTAGTGTAAGTCGGCAGATGGGTAGTAAGAATCAATTCCAAGGCAACTATGATTCAAAAGGTTATATTAGTAAAGAATTTTATGGTAAGAATCGAAGAGACATCTTACCAATAAAGACTACTTTAATCGAGACCGGTGTAGGTTCAAAGAATATATTGGCGTATGAAAAATTTAGTGAGCAGTATAAATTGCTCAATACTAATATTCTAAGTGCTACCGATATCGGCTATACTAGCGATAATATGTACCCACTTTCAGCATATAACCCGTCTTGGGGATGGGGCTTAATAATGCCTACGAGTATTACGAGTGCTGATATTAATAAGTACTACGTATTCTATGACTTTATAGATACAATAGAGGGCTCTTATCTACAGAAGTTTATCGATTTTGATAATGTAAATAATACATATCTGACTAGCTTAACTTCATATGACCAGTATATTGATAAATGGGGCATAGCGGAAAAGGTCATTTCACATAATCTATATACTAACCTAGGTCTTATATCAGGATCGTAATTCAAGAATAAATATTTTATATGCCTGCCTTAAGCGACACCCCTGTATACTTCAGTGTAACAAATACTTTAGATGATGCAAAGAGAGATTTAAATAAACCTTTTTCTTTTCTTGACTTTTTAAAGTATGCTGATATCAATGATAAGGAGAATGAGCTCTCGAGTTATCAGAGTTATCTACAATCCTGGGAGGTGTATACAAATACCTCGTTAACCTCTATTAACATCGATGTTAGAACGCAGTTTATTAATTTCTTATCGGAGATCAATATGCTCTTTTTCACTAACGAGGAGAGGCGTTATTTTGATAATATAGATTT